GCAACGCTGGCTCAACAGGGACTGCTCGGCTTCGGCTCGGACATCGCCCTGCAAATTGGCGTCTCGGCCATCCTCTCGCAGATTAAAGGCCCAAATAAGCGGGGCAAGATTCGTGCGACGGCTGCTGAGGTCACAAAGCAGAGTCTTATCGCCTACCGCGACGATGAAGAGTTCTTGCGTGTGATCCACGCCTATCTCCCCTCTGCATAAGCCCTCACCCCAAGCGCGAGCAGGGAGGAAACGCGAACCTTCCTCTCTGCTCGCATCCCTCGCCACCTAACCGCCAGCCGGAGACTCCGGCCATGCCGCCCAAAGAAAAAGAAACCTTTGCCTCGAAGATCAATTTTACTCAATCGCTCGTTACGCTGGTTCTGCTCATCGCCGGGTTCGGCGTGACCTATGGAGCGCTGACCTCGCGCCTGACGACGGCGGAAGCGGCCATCGAGAAGCACGAAAAGGCAATCGTGCCCCGCGAAGAAAACAAGGTCTACTGGACGAACACGGAAAAGCGCCTCGACGAACTAAAACAAAGCGTTGACAAAGTGTTGCAGTTGCTGGTCGAGGCCAATAAAGAAAAGAAGTAATGACCCTTCAGAATCCTCAGCCTCAAACCGAAGAACAAACACAGTCGCCTGCCTCCGCGCAGGTGATTGACTTTTCCTCGCACGTCTTTCCGCCCTATCACGGCGAAGCGACGCACCCTGACCCGCGCCGCCTCATCGTCCCGATCACAGCCGTCTACCGCGACCCCGAAAATGCGCGCCTGCACCCGGAGCGCAACATCCGGCAAGTGCGCGCTTCTCTCCGGCGCGATGCGCGCGGCCAGCAGACGCCAATCAATGTTGACCGCACAGGGAAGATTCTCAAGGGCAACGGCACGCACGAATCCGCAGAGTTGGAAGGCTGGCAATACATCTGGATTGTCGTCTCCGGGCTTGAAGGGCCGGAAGCTTTAGCCTATGAGAACAGCGACAATGCCACAGGGCTATCGAGCGCTTGGGATTTCCAACAGCTTTCCTCGGACGTGCAATCTTTGAAAGAGTTCGACGGCACGGAGTTGGAATTCACCAACGACGACTTAGGCTTCGAGGAACACGAACTCGGCCCGCTTCAAGCGGCCAACTGGTCGCCCGGCACTTTCACCGGCGAGGGCAACGGCGAAGTCCAGCCGAGCGGGAATAATCCGCTGGACAACCCGCAAGACCCCGGCAGCCAACTTGAAGCGGGAGACAACGCCGCGAACTGTGCGCCGGTCATCGTCACACCCAACCAGCGCCTCACAATTGAGCGCGCCATCGCTACCTTACGGGAGACGGAAAGCGAGCCGGAGATGAGCGAGGGCCGCGCTCTCGAACTAATCTGCGCCGCCTACCTCTCATGAGCACCGTCAGGCTGGCCTACAATCCCGGCCCGGTCAATTCTTACAAAGCACTCGACGCACCGCCCCAAACGATGAAGCAGGACGCCACACCGACGACACAGAACGCAGCAGAGTTACCGCCGCCGGCGCTGCTCGTCTCCTTCGTCTATCTCGCGGGCTTTCTCAAGAACCAGAAGCGCTATCACTACCGCGATTGGGTCTTGGACTCCGGCGCGTTCTCAGCTCACAATTCGGGCGTCGAAATCCAGCTTCAAAGCTACATAGACACCTGCAAGCGCCTCCTCGATGAAGACCCGACCTTAACGGAAGTCTTCGGCCTCGACGTGATCGGCAACCATGTTGCCAGTATGCGTAACGTCGAAGAGATGTGGCGGCAGGGAGTCCCGGCCATCCCCTGCTACCATCGCGGCACGCCCTGGGAAGAACTCAAAGCGATTGCCCGCGACTTTCCCAAAATCGCGCTCGGCGGCGTCGCCATGCTGCGCGGCAAGGAAAAGATGAGGTTTGCGGAGCAGGCTTTCAATCTCGTCTGGCCGAAGAAGATTCACGGCTTCGGCTTTGGCAGTGAGTCTCAAGTGCTGGCGCTTCCCTTCCACTCCGTAGACGCGACGAATTGGGAAGTCGGCCCGTGCCGTTTCGGGCGCTGGGCACAGTTCGGGCAGATGAGCGTGAGAGGTTCGTCGCAGAATTTACGGGGCGAGGTCGAGGCTTATCTCCAGATGGAGCGCAAGGCACAGTTTCGCTGGCGCAAAGAGATGGAGCAGCTTCGCCGCCTCGATGAGAAAACCTTGTCGGGCGACAAGGATTGTCCGCTCTCGATTCGCCTCGCTCACAGCGCGCAGCTTCGCCCCGGTCGTGAAGGTAATATCGGCCTCGAAGCCAAGTATGCCCAACAGCGCGGCACGGAGCCGAGCGTGCGCCTCTCTCTCGGCGGGAACATGCGCGACGATGGAGAGCAACGCGCGGAAGCCCTCTCGAAACCGACGACGGCCGCTGCGCCGAACGTCCGCCTCGCTCTCGCTGGCGGCGAGACTCTTTTCGCTAAACAGTTTGCCTCCGGCCTCGGCCCGAGCGTGCGCCTGGCGTGCTGCATGTCGGAGAGTGAAGGCGGCAGTTGGGGCGCTCGGAACATGCGCCAGGCTCTCGGCAAGGAACATTACCAGCCGCGCACTTCAGCCAAGTAGAAAGACTATCAAGGCAAGTTGATAAAGCTTAGTTGATACCATGAACACTACACCTCAGAAAGTTGTCCCGATTTACTCCGGCGGACTCGACTCAACAGTCCTGCTTTATACGCTGCTCAGTCGGGGCGCAAAGCTTCACCCGCTTTCGATCAACTACGGCCAGCGTCACGTTAAAGAAATCGAAGCCGCGCAAACCATCTGCGAGCGTCTCGGCGTGGAGCTTCGAGTCGGCGACCTCTCCGCGATCAAGCCCTTGATTGCCGGGAGCAGCCAGACATCGGACGACGTGGACGTGCCCGATGGACACTATGCCGAAGAGAGCATGAAGCTCACAGTCGTTCCCAACCGCAATATGATTATGCTGTCGGTCGCCATCGGTTACGCCGTCTCGATTAAGGCCGACGCGGTGGCCTACGGAGCACACGGCGGCGACCATTTCATCTACCCGGATTGCCGTCCAGAGTTCGCCGCTGCGATGGACGAGGCCGCGATGCTGTGCGACTGGCATCAGGTTCGACTGCTGCGTCCCTTTATGAACTACACGAAGGCCCAGATTGTCGCCATCGGCAATATGCTGTGCGTGCCGCTGCACCTCACTTGGAGTTGCTATAAGGGCGGCGACGTGCATTGCGGCACATGCGGAACGTGTGTCGAGAGGCGCGAAGCATTCCAGCTTGCCGAAGTCCGCGACCTGACCGTCTACGCGCAATGACAACTCCGCTTTCCTTTTACGTCGCCGTCCTTCAGGGACAACTCGACGCTTACCTCAAGCACGCCTTCCGCAGCCAATCACCTGCTATGTATAGAATCACAAAAAAGTTCGGCCCTTACGCGGCCATGCACTTTCTCACGAGCGTTCCTCCCGGCCATCAGTGCGGAGAGGAACACGGCCACAACTACGAAATCGAACTCGTGCTCTCCAGCCCGACGCTCAACGCGCAGGGCTTCGTCGTTGACTACGGCGAGTTGAGGGCGTTCGACCAGTACGCCGCCTCACGGATGGATCACAAGAACATCAACAAGCAGTTTTCCTTCCCGACGACGGCAGAGAATCTGGCGAAACACTTTTACGATTGGATTCAAAACACGACGACGTGGCCGATTGAAGCCGTGCGCGTTAGTGAGACGCCGGGCAAGACGATGGGCGAGTATTGTCGGCCTGACCCGCCTCGGAGCGTGCGAGTTGAGACGCACACGCAGGAAATAACTTTTCACATCCACGCCGAGCCGTCACGCCTGCGAAATTTCGCTATAGACTTTCGCCGTGGCTCAGGCTGGGGCTTCCGCACTTAACACCGCTTGAGGGGCGCATTTCTCCCCGCGCCCCTGCTCCTACCACTCCCAAGCGGGAAATCGCCCGCTACAGCCAATGAGCGCCGTACTATTCACATCCCCTGCGTTGCTTGACCTCGTAGTTTTGCAGCTTCCGTTCTACAGGCGCAGCAAACCTCTCCGCATCGAGCGCCGCTTCCTCGTAGACCGAGACGGGCAATGCGTCATCGCTCGCATCTTCATCGGGTAAACAAATCGGATGAAAACAAGAACGGTTTTAGTTTCGGAGATATTCGGGCCGACCATTCAGGGCGAAGGCGCTCTAGTGGGACGCTCGACCGTCTTCGTTCGCACTGGCGGTTGTGACTTCGAGTGCGAGTGGTGCGACACGCTGCACGCCGTTCTCGTGGAGAATAAGCCGACGTGGAAGCCGATGCACGCGAGCGAGATCATGCGCGACGTGTGCGCGCTCTCGCACGCTCCCTGCCTCGTCACGCTTTCGGGCGGCAACCCGGCCTTACAGCCCCTCGCCCCGCTCATTGACCTCGGACACTCCGCAGGCTTCACGTTCGCAATGGAGACGCAGGGCACGGTTGCCAAAGAATGGTTTGGAAAACTCGACTATCTCATCTTGAGTCCCAAGCCTCCCTCATCCGGGATGCCGTTCAATGGGCTGCGTCTGCGCGAGTGCATTCATAAAGGGCTGGCGTTCGAGATTGGCTCGCGCCCGAAGGGAATGCAGAGGCCGCAGCTTTCGCTCAAGGTCGTCGTGATGAACGAAGAGGATTACCAGTTCGCGCGCGACATCTACTACACGTTCGCCACGACCTACGGCTTGCCGATGTATCTCACGCCGGGCAATCACACGCCGCCGAACAATAAAAACTCGGCGTGGGCGGAGCGCGCCGACGAATACGACCAGAATCCCTTCGACATGGAAGGCGTCATGGCGCGCACGCGCTGGCTCGTCGAGCGCATCAAGTGTGATCGCTGGTACGACGTTTCGATTATCCCGCAGCTTCACACCCTCATCTGGCGAAACCAGCAAGGAGTTTAGCGATGGCACGAGCACAATACGGCCCGATTGGGTCTAACCTCTGCTTTCAGAAAAACTATGACTCGACGCGCCATTGTTACCGTTGCGCTGTTGCACTCCTCTTCAACGCTCGCGTCCTCTACAACCGCAAGCTCCGGCGCGCGGCCTGCGAGTCGTGCGGAGAGCAGATTAAAGCAGAGTTGATCGGCCAGCGCCTTGAGAGAGAACAAGCGCTTGCGCCGGTCGTGAGAGCACGCCGCGAGAATTACGAACGCCAGCAAGCTACTTCTTCACCCTACATTCGCCGCCACACACACGAGCAGGTCTAACTCGTCAAGGAGTCCGATGAAAGCACACGATAATTCATTTAACCCGCTGGGCCGCCGTATAGCTTTTGAGCAGAGAAAAGATTCACTTCTGCATTGCAACTACTGTGGCTCGCTCTCCGTCGCCGAGGCGATCAAGGCATTGGAGACGCCCGGCACACAGTTTAGCGGCTCCGATTGGAAATACGGCTGGCCGCACAAGTTCTATCTCGACATTCCAACCGGCCAGCCCGCCCAGCACACCTATACGATTTACGACCAGGGCTTTCTCAACGAGGGCCGCAGAGTATCGAAGGAAGAGTGGGTCGAACACAAAGGCTCGAAGGGCACGGGCATCGAGGAAGGGACGGGCCACATTCACGCGAAGTTCTACACGGAGCATCTTGTAGACGCCACGCCCGAAGAGTTGGCCCGCTTCAACGAACTCTCCATCAAGTACCTACGCATTTCATTTGAGATAGCAGACGGTGTGCTCCGCTATCGAGCGCCTCATCACGGCTTTCAGAATTGGGGCACGGTTCCCGCCTCTGTCTAACAAAGGAGTTAAATGAACGGCTTCCTCGATGCACTGACAGCAGCTTTCCAGAATCAGTTTTTGATGGGCGGTGGGATGCTCATGATTATGGGCGCGGTGATGGCCCTGTGCCGTCGCACGCCGTTCACTGTCTGGCGCTGGCTCCAACGTCGCTGCTCCGTCACCGTAGACGTGACGAACTGCGATCCCGTGTTCGATTGGCTCTCCGAATGGCTGGACGCGCACCCTTACTCGAAGCGCGCCACGCGCCTGACGGTTAGCTCCAAGGCGAGTCTCACGAAAGAGGGAGCGCGCACGGTCATCTTTACCCCTGCGCCCGGCAATCACTTCTTCATCTACCAGCGCCGCCTCGTGTGGCTCAACCGCGAGCGCAACGCCTCGGGCGGCGGCAAGGACGACGACGCGCAATCGGCAGTCGGCTCGATGTTCCGCCAGCGCGAGACGTACACGCTGCGCATCGTCGGTCGCTCACAGGATGTGGCGCGGCAACTTGTCGAAGACGCGCGCCAGTGCGCGCAAAAGGCGGCGCGCAAGGCCGCAGACCTCTACATCAGCAGCATGTGGTATTGGTCGAGAGTCGGCGAAATCAGCCCGCGCGGCCTAGAGAGCGTCATTCTCCCTGAAGGGATGAGCGAGAGATTGGTGGCGGACGTGCAGGAGTTTCTTGACTCGCGCGAGTGGTACGCCGAGCGCGGCATTCCCTACCGTCGCGGCTACCTGTTGGAAGGCGTACCGGGCAGCGGGAAAAGCTCGCTGATTCGTGCGCTCTCGTCGTCTCTCAACCTCAATCTCTACATGCTCAACATCGGCAGTCCGGGCATGACGGACGAGAAGTTGACCAGCCTCATGTCGGAGATTAAGGACAATTCCATTCTGCTGTTAGAAGACATTGACGCGGCGGCGCGTCGTCCGCTCGTTGAGCAGACGGCCAGCGCGGGCCCCGGCGCGGAGACGAAGGGCATCACGTTCAGCGGACTCCTGAATGCTCTCGACGGCGTGAATGCGCGCGAGGGCGTGATGGTCTTTATGACGACCAATCATAAAGAGCGCCTCGACGACGCGCTGATTCGTCCCGGTCGCGTGGACGTGCAGGAGCATTTCGACCATGCGACGAAGGCACAGGTCGCGCGCATGTTCTCGCATTTCTATCCCGGCCTTAAACACGGGCTGGCGACATATTTCGCGGAGGCGATGCCGCCCGAAACTTCGATGGCTGCCGTGCAGCAGCTTCTCCTCCTGCACAAGCAATCCGCTGAAGATTCGGTCAAGGCCGCGACCGCTCTCCGCACGAAGGGAGCGCACGCTTGATCCCGCACATAAGAGTCGAGGCAGGCGTCCACGGCAAAGATGTCAAATTGTTTTACGTGGACGCCGACGGAAAAGAAACCAACATCAGCGCGGCCTGCTTTGAAGTGCAGGTCAACGCCAACGTCAAGGGACTGACGACGGTAGAGCTAAAAGGTTACGCGGCGGTCAAGGCCGACGTGCCCGCCAAACAAGCGACCATCGAATTTATCGAGCGGGTGATAGCAACCCGCAGAGGATAACGACCATGAACGAACTCGAAGAACGCGGTCAACAGATCGCCGACGCAATGGGCCGCTATCGCGGGACTGAACCCCTGATTGAAGCGGTCAAAAGAATGAGCGAGCAGCTTCACACGGCGGAGCAGAAATTATCGAAGCTCGAAAACGAGCGCCCCGTCTCAGCCCTCGACCAGACGAGCATTGTCAGTCAACTGCGCCGGATGGCCGACGACATCGTGGCGGGCAAGACAACTGTTCTCGAAACCTATCGCAGCGTCCAAATCATTGACACGACCGCGCCGGATGCCGAGACGCGCACCGAACGGCCAGACCCGCATAGCCACCTCCTGCTGCTTCGCTTTTCTCGCAACCTCTCATAATGCTGTCTTACCGCTACATCTACGCCGCGACGATTGCCGGGCAACTCCTACAGCTTTGCGCCACGTGCATTGAGATTGAGGAAGCCGCCGGCCACACCGTCGAGGCGGAAGTAGCCGAGGACGAGCATACCTGCCAGCGCTGCCGCTATCACACGCCACGGGGCGCGCTCCTCGCGCGCTTCGCCTACGAAAACAAGCTGTCGGAAATCCTCTTTCCTCTGAAGGGCACAAAGGTTGACCTGGACAGCACCTTTGACGAACTCACCGAACCATGAGCAACCCACAAGACACCAACCTCGACCCGCTCTCACAGCGCCACCTGTTCACTGAAGCCGAAATGTCCGAGTACGAAATCAGGCCGGAGGATACGGAGGGCTTTGTCGCCTCAAGGATGCGCTTCGAGGCGCAGCGCCGCTCTGCCGAAGAATCACGCCTCGACGCCATCGGTCACGGCATCGCTGGCAGTTCCTTTGTCGAACCTTCCCCTGAGCCTCCCGCCTTCGATGTTCACTCGCAGCACGTCGTTCTCGATTACGACCTGACGGGAGCGCTGGCCGAGGCGCTCCGGGAACTCTACGAAGAAGACGAGGCGCAGAAAGTTGACACAGACAAAATCGAAGTGGCCGTCCGCATGATTCTCGAAGCGACAGGTCAAGACCTCTCGCGCGAGGACTTGCGCGAAACGCCAGCGCGCGTCGCCCGCTTCTATCGTGAGTTCTTCAGCTACCAGCCCGGCACGCTTGCTACGAGCTTCGCCACGGAAGCCGTCTGCGACCAGATGGTGACGGTTTCGGGCGTGCGCGTCTGGTCAATGTGCGCTCATCACATGCTGCCCTTCTACACGGACATTTCGATGGGCTACATCGCAGAGAAGAAAGTGCTGGGACTGTCCAAGTTCGCGCGCATCGCGCACGCGGTCGCGCACAGCCTCCAAACGCAGGAACACATCGCCGAGCAGATAGCCGACAAGATTATGGAAGTCATCGGAACTCGCAATGTCGCGGTGCTCTGCGAGAACGGGATGCACACCTGCATGACGATGAGAGGCATTCGCACACCCGGTTCAATGAATAACGCCGTCATGCGCGGCGTCTTCCGTCTCCGTCCCACAGCCCGGACGGAGTTTTACAACCTCATTCAAAGGAGTCGCAACGACTAATGAAACTCTACGAGCTACGCGAAAGATTCTCTCAGGTACTTGATTCAATTTACGGCGTCGTCAAACTGACGAAAGCCGCGCTCGCGCGCCTCGACACCGAACACGTCGCGCGTCCGGGCACATACGAGGCGGCGCAGGCCGCCGCGATGTTGCGCGACGTGCAGAAAGGCCACCGCTTTCGCATTAAGAAGAACACGCGGGGGCTGCCGAAGGGCTACGGCGTTCACGATGCGCGGCGTGCCCGTCTGTTGATGCGCTCGCCCAAGGCCAGAGAGCGCGCCACCGATTCGCAGCTACAGGCCGCCGAGACGTTTTACGACGATCTCAAGGAGTGCAACCGGCTTCGCTTTCATCATCTGCCGCGCCCCTCGAAGTTCATCCGTCGGACACAGACCGCATGGCGCAAGGTGTCGCTGAAATCCCTGCGCGCGACCATCCAGAAAAAGATAGCGCTGGCCCGCAAAGCTGGCCGGGTCTCCTTCATCAAGCCGCTCGCTTTCTAACCTTCTCACCCGGCCTGCCGAGGATTCATTTCTTCATGCCGCAACCTCTCTGGCACTCCCCGGCAGCCGCTCACACCGATGGCCGAGAATATCCGCGAAGAATGGGAGATTGATCGTGACCGGGCGGAGATAACCTCTCTGCTCGGTCGCTATCGTAATATCACTCATCGAAAAATCGCCTACATTCTCAACTCCCGTCGTCAGGCCGAATACAAGCAAGCCTTAGCCGAACTCAACGCGACCGAAGAAAACTCGGCGCTGCCGGCACTTCCCGCGAAGCCTTACAAGCTCACGCGGCAGATGGTTGACTACGATGTCCGTGCCATCCGCGAAGACCTTCGCAATTACACGCGCGAGACCTATGAGCAGTTAATCGCCGACCAGCTCGGACGCGCGCTGGAATTACACGAGACGGCCTACAAAGGCTACGAGCGCTCACAGGAAGACGTTGATGAGATCGAGCGCAAGGAAACCTCCGTCGAGTTAAAGACCACACTCGGCGAACTGCTCAAACACATCGGCGTTGATATGTCGCGCATGTTCACGCCGAAGCAGCTCAATCAGCGCGTCACTATTCCGGGAGCGCGCAAGATTGCCTCCAAGCGTAAGAAAGCCCAATCCATCGGCGACGCGAAGCACTTGATGGTCGCCGACCGCGCGCAGGCTCGCATTGACAAGCTGCTGCGGTTAGAGAAGCCGGTCGTCGTTGATATCAAGACGAGAGAGGCGCTGGCCGCGCTGCTGGGCGTCGCCGTTGACCAGCTACCGGGCGAGGCGGCTCTCGCCGCCGAATCAACTACAGCCGACGAACCCGCCGAGACAGAAACCAACCTCGAAGAGTCTGCTCCCGAAGAACTCACAGCAGAACCCGCCGCCGAATCCGCCGCCGAACCTCCCGACGATGCAGCAGTTGACTAGACAGGAAGCCTTTCAGCGCATTGCGCGGCTGCCGCCCGAGCAACAGGGACCGGCGGCGCGCAAAGCTTTGGAACTTTTTGGGCCGGTGCTGCAATCGGAGCGCTTCGTTCCGTATCGCTTCGAGCCTGCCCGCTACATCAAGGATTTTCTGCGCTGGGAGCCGTGGCACGGGATGGACGAGGAACACCCCGGACAGGCGGAAATTCTCGCGGCCTGTGCCCGCGTTATGCTTCAGCAGGAGGAAAAAGATAAATACGACCGGGGCGAACTCAGCGAAGAACAATTAACTGCCTATCGCCCGGGCGAGCCGATTCAAAACTGGATTCGCGTCGAATCGGGCAACGGCATCGGCAAGACAAAGAGCGCGTCGGGAATTCTCAACTGGTTTCTCGACTGCTTTATGCCGTCGGCCATCTTCACCTTCGCGCCCGGAGGCGACCAGGCGCGGTTTGCCATCTGGTCAGAAATCCGTGGCGACCGTGAGCACAAGGGACTCCCAGGGCGCATCCTCGAAAAAGAGATCAAGATTTCCGCCAAACACTTTGCCGCGCACCGCACCGTGAGCGATGCGCTCGGCAAAGGCGAAGAACGCCTCAAGGGAAAGCACGAAGCCTTTCAGCTTTTCATCCTCGACGAAGCGGACGGCATCTCCGACACGGTTTTCGATTCCATCGTCTCGATGACCTCGGGCGGCAACTCTCTCGTCGTCATGTTCGCCAATCCGAAGTCGCGCGCTTCGATGTTTCACCGTTGCAAGACGCGCTCCTACGTTCAATCCTTCCGCGTCTCCACGCTCTTTCACCCGAATGTCGTTGCGGGCTGGGAAGTCATTCCCGGCGCGGTCAAGCGAGACTTCGTGGAAAAGAAGCTCGAAGATAATTGCGAGATTGTGCTTGAGCACTCGGAGGACGATTTCACTTTCGACCTTCCTTACCCTGTGATGGTCGCCGGAGTGCTGCACCAGCCCGGCACAATCTTCAAGCCGAATGCCCGTTTTATGACGGACGTGCTCGGCATCACTCCGCCCAACTCGTCGGACAAAACCATGATTCCCGTCGGTCGCTATGAGGCCGCTTTGAAGCGTGCGCCGCAATCGGGCGACGTGACCAGGGCGCGAATCGGAGTGGACGCCGCGCGCTTTGGCGCTGACTCCGGCACGGTCTACATCCGCTGGCAGAACCGCGCCTGGCGCGCGTGCGAACTATTGCAGATGGAGACGGCGGATTACTGCCACGCCATCGAGAAAGAAGCTTTGAAGCTCAAAGACAAGGGCGTGACCTCCCTGCACATCCGCGTTGATGCCGGTTACGGGGCGGGCGTTATTGACGGTCTGAAAAAGAACGCGAAGCTCATCGCGGCCTTCAGCGAGTACAAAGTTTTAGAAGTGCATTTCGGCGGCAAACCGAAGTCCACCGACTACTTCAACCTCATCACGGAGATGCACGCCGATGTCGCCGAGACATTGAAAGCGCTCTCGGTCTTACAGCCTCCGCCCGCGCTGGAGATTGACCTCTGCGAACGCGAATACGACTGGCGAAATAAAGAGGGTAAAGATTGCAAGATTCTCGAACCCAAGCCGGATTTTCGCAAACGTAAAAAACGCTCACCCGACGACGGCGACGGCTTCTGTCTCGCCGTCGCCTCCGACTTCCTCTTTCCGATCTACACCGCCAAACGGCAAGAATTCAGGATTTGAAAACTATGCAGACCATTGACTACACCAACGCCGACCGCCCCAATTACAAGTGTCCCGCCAACTTGGAAATGCAGCCCGCGTGGACAATCGTTTCGGACGTGGAGCAGGGCACGCTGCACATCCGCAAGCAGACCAAGACATATCTCCCGCAATTTCCCGCCGAGCACGATAAGGATTACACCGACCGCCTCAACACGGCGACGTTCTTCAACGCCTATACGCGCGCTCGGAACGGGCTGGTCGGAATGGTCTGCAAGAAATCAATCGTCTTTAGCGAGGACGTGCCGCGCTATCTGAGGGGCGACACAAAGGAGAAAATCACCGGCCACATCGAGAACATTGATCTGGCCGGAACTCACCTTGATGTCTTCGCTAAGGAAGTCTTGAGTGACGCCTTCGACGGGCACAGCTTCATTCTCGTGGACATGCAGAAAGCGCCAGAGAAGGGAAAATACGGCGGGAAGCTCACGCTCGAAGACACCAAAAACCTGCGTCCCTATTGGGTCAAATACAAAGCTTCCGCCGCGACTAACTTTCTCCCTATCACCATCAACGGCGAAGTCGAAATCGGCCAGATTACTTTTGAGGAGCGAGTCGGTGTGAAGGCCGGGCGCTACGGCCAGAAGCAGGTCTGCCAGTATCGCACCTTCGAGTTGGTCGAACGCGAGGGCAGCGCACCCGGCGCTGGCGATTACATCGTCAAGTGGGAAATTACCCGCCAGTCTGAAGAACCGGGCAAAGAAGGCGAGTTTGTCGTCGTTGACAAAGGCACGATGCCGAACTTCTCACGCATCCCTGTGGCGGTCGTCTACGGTCGCACGAAAGGCTTTCTCAAATCACAGCCCGTGCTCTTAGACCTCGCGCTCATCAACATCAAGTATTACCAGAAGCGCTCCGATTACGACTCGGCATTGCACAAGGCTGGCTTTCCGATTCCCTGCTTCATCGGCGTGCCGGAAGATTGGGAAATGATTATCGTCGGTTCGGGCTTTGGGCTGAGGCTGCCGCCAAACGCTGAAGCGAAATACATGGAGCCGGAGGGTAAGTCTCTGGAAGTCGCGCGAACGGACTTGCAGGATTTACGCGAAGAGATGGCAGCGCTCGGCCTCTCCGTGCTGGCCTCGCGCCCGCAGGCCAAGCAGACGGCGACCGAGGCGGTCATAGACTTTACGCAGGAGTCTTCGGAGTTGGAAACGATTGCGCGTTCCTGCGCCGACGCCATCGAGCGCTGCATGGGCTTCCATGCGCAGCACTTGGGCGACAAGGACGGCGGCTCAATCGAGTTCGGCACGCACCTCAAGCGCTTGACGCTCACGCCAGAGCAAGTGCTGGCCTATAGCAAGATGGTCGCCGAGATGCAGCTCACGCTCGATACGCTGTGGGCGATCCTCAAAGCGGGCGACGCACTGCCCGTTGACTTCAACCCGGAATTAGAAAAACAGAAACTCTTCGGCGATGCGGCGGACGAAGCGGCCATCGTCCAAAACGCGCTCTTAGACCCGGCCAGACAACCCAACTCGCCGGAGGAGGAGCAGCCACCGACGACGACTAAGGAGAAAAAGCCGAAGAAAGCTGCGACGAAGAAAAAGTCTGAGAAGAAACCAACGACCGCGCCGGATGAGGGAGTGGAAGAGTAATGCGGCACACCGCACCCGAATGGAGCGAAGTTGAAATTGAGCGTGAGGCGCAGGTCACAACCTCCGACCTCACGCGCGCTCTCCGTTTACTCCAAGAGGGAAGCCCGATGCTCTACCAAATGGCCTTGGCTCCGGCAAAGGTTGTCACAGCAGACGAGGACGAGAATTAAATGACTTGCATCGCAGCGTTCGTCGAAGGGGGTCGCACGTACATGGGCGGCGACTCGGCAGGCATCGCCGGGCCGGGAGAATTGACCAATCGTGCCGACGAGAAGGTTTTCTATAACGGTGATTTTCTTTTAGGCTTCGCGGGGAGCTTCCGCCTGGGCCAAGTCCTGCGCCATTGCTTCGAGCCGCCCCGTGTGCCGCCTCAAACACACGGCATCGCCTTAGAGCGCTTCATGGTCAAGACCTTCATTGACTCGCTGCGCAACTGTTTGAAGTTGGCGGGCGTCGCCTCGATTGATAACGGCGTGGAGTCAACGGACTCTTCGGGGAGCGGCATCCTCGTCGGCTTCCGGGATCATCTGTGGCAGATAGATTCAGATTATCAGGTCGGAAGCTCCCGCGAACAGCTTTACTCAATCGGCATCGGTGCTGGGCCTGCGCGCGGGGCGCTCAAGGCCCTCAATCTCGCGCAGCCCAAGTGGGCACCGGAAAAGCGATTGCATGAAGCTCTCCAAATCGCCGAAGGCTTCTCGGGCGGCGTCTGCGCTCCCTTTACCATCCTCAGCACGCCGCACTGCTAATCCACTGTCAGTAATCTTACTGACAAACTGACTGACTCCCTCTACCCCCTCTACCTCCTGTGCCTGCTTCACGTTTTACATGGGACACGCTCACGCTTCGCTACCGCGACGCGGCGACCGGCCGTTTCATTCCGCAGCAGACGGTCTTTCGTGAATTGGAGCGCGTGATCCACGTCTCAGAGCGCCGGATGCTCGCCATCGCCGCCCGCTACCAGCAAGGCTCGGTTTCACTGGTCGAGTTCAAGCTGCTGATGCGGGCCGAAGTGAAGTCCCTGCACATTGCGACCGGCATTGTCGCCAACGGCGGGCTGTCTCAGATGGACTCGCGGGCTTGGGGCGAAGTGGGCGCACGCCTGCGCTCCGAATACGGCTACTTGAACGGCTTTGGTCGAGACATCGCGCAGGGGCGGCTTGCTCCGCAGACGACGCGGCTCAAATGGCGTGCGCGTTCCTACGCATCCGGCGCACGCATCGAGTTTTGGAGAGTGACAAACGACCGCCTCTCCCGCACGGGGCAGGTCGTCATGGCGCAGCGTGTGCTTGGGCCTGTGATCTCCGAACATTGCCCGGATTGCAACGCCCTCAAAAACAAGTGGTATCTGCTCTCAGAGCTTCCGGCCATCGGAGGCGACCGCTGCCGCTGGTTCTGCCGCTGTTACATCATCTACAAGATCGTGAGAAACCCTCTGAATGTCTGACGAATTAGACCTCGCAAAAAAGATTCTTGACGAGACGCCCTCCGTCTGTGATATGTTGGTTGATGCGTTGCTCCTGGCTACGCGCGCCCGTCGGCGCTCGTTGCTGGCAGAAGTAGCAACCGAGGAGCGGCTCGAACGTGCGCTCTTGACAATTCAGCGGGCTTCATCTCAAGCCGACGCACAGGACGCCCCGCCCACAGACGGGCCGCGCGCTCCTCTAGTCACAGATCAAACGCCCGAGACTGACTCGATTCCGCAGTAAGGTTACTGCCTCAATCGAGAAACGGTCTCGGGCGTTTTTGCGTTTGAAGTCCTCTCTCTTACCTGTCCGGCATCCACAGCCGGGCAATCAACCCTCAACCCAACTGATGCGCTCGGCGGTGCCGGGCGACCCGCAAAAGGAGCGGTGCTCACGATGCCGAAATTCAAACTTAAAACAACCATCGAAAAAACAGACCTGGAAGGTGTGCCGGAGGCATACCGCGCCATGTACGCCGAAGGCGAAGACGGCAAGCTTCACCTCGGAGAAATCGAAATTGACGACGCTGCCGAAATCCGTAGCGCTCTGGAAAACGAGCGACGCGAACGCAAGGCTGCTAAGGATGCGCTCGAAGCTCTCAAGGACGTTGACCCGAAAGAGTACAAACGCCTGAAGGACGAGGAATCCAAGCGCGAGACCAAGCGGCTTCAGGAAAAGGGCGAGTACGAAGAACTCTTGAAGAAAGAGCAGGCTGACCGGGCAGCGGAGAGACAAGCGCTCGAAGCCGAGCGCGACAAGTATCGGGGCGAGAATCGCTCGTTGAAGCTGACCGAGAAAGTGAAAGCCTCTGCACTCAAGAATGGCGTCTTCCAGGACGACATTGACGATGTGCTGACTATTACTTCTGGCCGCTTCGACCTCGACGACGATGAGAATATCGTGGTCAAAGACCCGGACGGCAAGGCGAACCCGGCACTCACCCCCGACAAGTTCTTCGGCGAAGTCTTCAAACAACAGAAACCGAAATTTTATCAAGCGTCCTCCGGCGGCGGGAGCGGTGCTCCGGCTGGCGGCGGTCAGGGCGGCGGCGGCGGCGCGAAGACGATGCAGCGCGCGGCTTTCGATGCCCTTTCACCACAGGACAAGAGCGCCTTCATTAAAGATGGCGGCGCGCCCGTTGACTAATCTGCACCCTTAACCGCGAGGGAGGAAGCCGAAGCCAAACAGATGCTCACATCCTGTCGCTTAGGCTTCCCCCGCTCCCGGTCTCACAACCTCAACCCTTCCACTTCGATTCCCCGGGCGGCCCAGCAGCCCCTGGGCCAACCCACAAAAGGAAACTTCAAAGATGGCTAATACACTAACCAACCTGATTCCCGATCTCTTCGAGGCGATGGACATCGTTTCTCGTGAGATGGTCGGGTTCATCCCGGCTGTCACGCTGGACGCCAAAGCGGAGCGTGCGGCGCTGAATCAGACGATTCGCGTGCCGATCACACCGGCGGCGGCTGCCGAAGACACCACACCGGGCGTCACCTCGCCCGTCACGAGCGGCCAAACGATTGACAACGCACAGTTGGCGATCACCAAGTCGCGTACCGTTCCGTTCGCCTGGAACGGCGAGGAGCAGAAGGGCATCAAGACCGGCGGCGGCTATCAGAACCTCAAGGCCCAGCAAATCGCGCAGGCGATGAGAACGCTGACCAACGAAGTCGAAGCCGACCTCGCGGCTCTCTACAAGCGCGCCTCGCGCGCCTACGGCACGGCTGGCACATCGCCGTTTGCCACGAACCTCGCCGACCCCGCACAGGTGTTGAAGATTCTGAAGGACAACGGTGCCCCTCCGGGCGACCTGCACCTCATCATTGACACGACGGCGGGCGCGAACATGCGAACCCTCACGCAGTTGACGAAAGCCAACGAAGCGGGCGGCGACGAGCTTCTTCGTCAGGGCGTGCTGCTCGCCATTCACGGCTTCCAAATCCGTGAGTCGGCGCAGGTTAAGGCGCACACGAAGGGCACGGGCGCTTCCTACCTCATCAACAACGGTGCGGGCGAAGCCATCGGCGAGACGGCGATTGCCGTTGACACCGGCACGGGCACGATTCTTCAGGGCGACATTGTGACGGTGGCGGGCGACACGAATAAGTACGTCGTCGGCACGGCGCTCTCCGGCGGTTCGCTCTCCGTCAACAAGCCGGGCCTGCGTCGCTTGGCAGCCGATGACGCTGCTCTCTCCGTCGGCAACTCCTACACGGCGAACATGGCCTTCCACAGAAGCGCGATGGTGCTGGCGGCTCGTCCGCCCGCATTGCCGGAAGAGGGAGATGCGGCGGTTGACCGGATGCTGATTACCGATCCGCGTTCGGGCCTCACCTACGAGGTGGCGATGTACCTCCAGTATCGCCAAGTGCGCTACGAGGTTTCGCTCGCGTGGGGCGTGGCGAACATCAAGCCGGAGCACACGGCCATTCTGTTGGGCTAATCAGCCTGACCGCTCATGTGGCAGGCGGCGCGCGGAGTTTGAAGTAAGACTTTGAGCAGCAGCGCGCCGCCTCTCACAAAAACTTTTCTTCATCAAGTGAGGCACACGTTCATGGAACAAGTAATTCTAGTCAAAATGGAGCGCACAGAGCCGCAGCACGCGGGCGGGCCAACAACCGCCGACGTTCATCCCTCGGAAGTGGCCGCGTTTCTTGAAGCTAACTGGCAGTTGGCCGCTGAACCTGTTCGTCAAATCGAGATTGTCCGAAACGGAACAGTCACCATGATTGACGAGCCGGACTTCAACGCGGAGACGGATATGACGGTCGCCGATTACAAGGCGAAAGTTCTGGCCGAAGCCGAAGCCGAACAGAAAGCCAAAGCCGATGCTGCCGCGAAAGCTAAAGCCGACGCGGAGGCCGCACGCAAGGCCGAACAGAAAGCCAAGGCCGACGCAGAGGCGAAAGCTAAAGCAGATGCTAAGACAGCATCCGACAAAGCGAAATCGGACGCCAAACAGAAGGCCGACGCGGAAGCTGCTGCCGGTCAGACTCCTCCGCAGAACTAATCCCCTCCGGCGGCAAGTGTGGCTTCACGCTGGCACACAAACAGCCACCGCCGCCGCTCTGAGGGAGCGGGTTCGCCTCCTTGACGCTCCCTCAGACCTTTTTCCTCTCTTTCACCGAAGACACCGATGGCCTTTTCATTTAACGCAACCGAAGGCGGCAGCGCCAGCAACTCGCTCTGCACGGTCGAGTTTGCCGACGATCATCTCGGCGGCGACCTCCACGCGACCGAGTGGGCCGCGCTCTCAAACGCGAATGCCACGCACCTGTTGATGAAACAACAGTCGCTCGTCAAAGCGACGCGTCGGTTGGAGCGTTTTGAATACAGAGGCACGGTCACGAACCCGCCTTCTGTTCAGCGCTTGAAGCATCCGCGCGCCGGGCTGGAAACACAGGACGGCTACGTTTACGACTCCGCAACCATCATCGAGGCGATGAAGATGGCATGTGCGGAACTCGCCAATTATTACCTCCAACGAGACCCGGCGGCGCTGGTCGAGGCGGACTTAAAACAGTTCAAGCATCTTCGCATCGCGGGCGTGATCGAAATGGAGATGCGCGACCGTCTACCCTCTGAGGAAGACATTCCCGCTTCTGTCAGAAACCTTATCTCCCCGTTCCTCGCTTCCGGGCCGAACACGATCCGCATTGTCAGAGGCTAACTCAAGATGTCTTTCGCCAACCTCATGAACCGAATGAGCACGCTCGCCGAGAATCTCACAGAGAAGATCGGCACGGATTCATTCTTCGTGTTGCGCGCGACAAAGACGCTCGACGGCAAGGGCGGCTCAACCAAACCCCTGACGGCGACAACCGCCGCCGCGATTCCCTGCTTTTACAACGTGCTCCCGTCGAGCCACGAAAAGCTGGAAGAGGTGAGCGCCGCACAGCGCAAGCCCGTTATCTTCCGTCGCTTCGTCTGCAAGGCGAGCGCCGACGTTCGCCACAACGACACTCTGCGGCTCGTCGCTCGCGGGGAAGTCGGACAAATTGACATGCAGATCGTCAAAGTCGCGCCGCTCACGGGCGTCATGCTGGAAATCATCACGGTCGAGGAAACCCCTGCGGCATGATTTCATTTAAGGTCACATCACGAAACCGCATCCCCGACATCGTGCAGGCGCTCCGTCCCCGCGCGGGCCGCGCCATCAATACCTGGGCGCGCAACGTCCTCGATCTGGCCCAGCAGCTTGCGCCTTACAAAACGGGAAAGCTTCGTCGTTCGGGGAAGATCGTCAACTACGCCGGAACGGTCGGCGATGGCCGTCAAAACGGCGTGGCGAAGTCGGTTGTCTTTACCGCTCCTCACGCGCGCTTTGTTCACGACGGTACGGCGCACATGACGGGCACTCCCTTCCTCCTGACCGCGTTCGAGGTCAACCGCCAACAACTGCTCGATGACTTGGCAGCGATAGTCAAGCTCTAACCGATGGACTTACTCAATCAAGCGCTCTATCTGGCATTCAAGAACGATGCCTCCTATATGGCCGCCGCTCCCGGCGGCATGTGGAATCAGCGCGCCGATTCAGGGACGCCCTTGCCTCTCGGCAAGTTTCAAATGTTTCATGGCGAGCCGTCTTACTCCTTCAACAATGTCTCGTGCGAGCGCTACCTCTATCGCGTCACGGCCTGTGCTGAAGAAACAGAGACCGCCTCGGGCGCATCACTGGCCGCCATCGTCAACGGGCACATCAAGAGAGTCGTCAACGCGGCCTCTCTCTCAGTCACCGGCTACGAAGTGCTCACGTGCTGGTGGACTGGTCTCATCGCTCCCGATTGCAAGCCCGGCGCATCTGGCCGTGACGAATATTCGGAAGGTGTGATTGTCGAGATCATCATCACGCACACCTAAACCTCCACTCCTACCATTTAAGGAATTTTTCTCATGTCAACAACCTCCACGCACGGCAAGAAAACAAAAATCCTCTTCGGCTCCTATGACCTCTCGCAATGGTTCAGGGAAGTAGACATCGAAGGCACGGTCGAACTCGTTGATACGACCTGCTTCGACCAAACGGCCAAAAGCTACATTCCGGGCTTTGCGGACGGTAAATCCTCGCTCTCCGGCCTCTTCGGAGCGAAGGAAGCGCTCGGCACGGTAGACGAGATTGACGAAATTCTCTCCGCTCTCTTAGGCGTCGAGACGGACACGCCCGTCACCATCGGTCAGGCGGGAGTGGCGGCGGTCGGCGATACGGTTTCCATGTTCAAGGCCAAGCTGCCTAAGTACAGCGTCAAAGCGCCCGCGAAAGATGTCGTCTCCACGATGGCGGAGTTGCAGGCCATCAACGGCATCCGGGTCGGCAAGGTTCTCGCGCCCCTCGGCGCGCAGACCGCGACCGCTTCGGGCGCGAGCGTGGACAACTCGGCGGCTACTTCAAGTGGCGCAATCGCGCACCTGCACTGCACCGCAGCGTCCGCCTCGGACACGCTCGATGTCATTATCGAAGACTCGGCGGACGGCGCGACGTGGGCGACCATCGGCACGTTCGCGCAGGTCGCCGCCTCAAGCAACGAGCGCCTTGAAATTTCGGGGAATGTCCGCCGCTATGTCCGCGCCACGTGGACGATAGCCGGAACAGCGCCCTCCTTCACCTTCTCGGTCGCACTCGCGCGAATCTACTAACCGGCTTGCTCTGAAGCTCCTGCACTCAGAGCGCCGGAGCATTCCAGAAACAGCTTCCCTCAATCACCACCGACGCCGGATTGCAACCGGCGTCCCTACCTCTCGGAACAGGAGAATTCTCATGTCAGTGACCGCCAAGCATGGCAAAAACAATAGCGTCAAAGTTGACAACGCCGCAGGAACTTTGACCGACATTTCCAATCAATGTACTTCGGTAGACTTTGCGGAGGATGCCGAACTCGCGGAGACAACCGCTTTTCAGGACGCCGCCAAAACCTTCGTCGTCGGCTTTAAGGACTCGAAGATTTCCTTGCAGGGTAACTGGTCTGCTGCGCTCGACACGCACCTCGGAACAATTCTCGGACAGGAAGCGAGTGTTTCCTTCGAGCTTGGGCCGGAAGGCACGGGTTCGGGCAAGATCAAGTACACGGGCGAGGCTTTCCTGACCAGCTTTAAGAAGACGGGCGCGGTCAAAGGCGTCAACGGCTTCACGGCTGAGTTGCAGGTTTCGGGCGCTGTCACGCGCTCGACGTTCGCCTAATTCTCACCCCTCACTTTCTTCACAGGGGAAGCGCCGGAGGCTCCCAATTCCTCCGGCGCTCTCCCTCCCTCTCTCAACCTTCAACCTTCAACCCCTAACACCGATTCCATTCAAGGAGACGAAAACGAATCATGGAACTCAACGACCTTTTGGTATCCACCTCTAAAATTGACGCTATCTACATGGGCCGCACCTTCAGGATGCGGGTCTACACCGAGAAACTCACCCCGACCTACAAGGCGCAACTGCTGGCCGCTGCCGCCGAGGCAGCCGAGGACGAGGAGCGCAAAGACGAGAACGTCCAGCTTCTGGCCGAACTCATCGAGTCATGGACGGATGAGAAGGACGAGCCGATTGTTTTGAACGGTCAGAACTTCCCGCCGTCTTACGAGAATTTGATGAAGCTGTCCTATCCGCTCATCGCCACCCTGACGCGCTCGATCACCACGTTCCTGGGTGATCTGGCAAACCCTACGAAAGAGACGAACTAGCAAATTACTTGGGTACGGGAGGGGAGCTAGGCAGTTGCCCCTCCTGGTATCCGCTGGTTCGTGCGGTGCGCTACTACAAGGGCGCATTCAAGCCGACAGAGCTTTTGAAAGAACCTTCCTGCTGGATCACGTGGGCCAACACCGCCGAAGCGGCTGAAGCCCTGGGCGACGACATCGCTCAAAAACTCCGCGACCAGAAGAAAGAACTCGAACAGGACAACTGAAGGGGCTTTAACCCGCGATGGCAACCGAAGTCGCCGACCTGCTAGTTTCGGCGGACGCCAGTACAGAAAGCGCAGAGCGCAAATTGACCCGTCTCGGCATCACGTATGACGAGACGGTCAATCGCTTTCGTAAGGGCAACGGCGCGTTCATCAGTGCGGCCAACGCGCAGAAGCTCCTCGAAGGCCAGATGGACTCGCTTGGCAAGTCGGCGTCCACGATGGCCGCGAAGATAGAGGACGCGGGCCGCAAGACTGCTACTGCCGGGAAGGCGATGACAGCCGGCATCACCGCGCCTCTCATCGGTGCTCTCGGCCTCGCTACCAAACTCGCCTCTGACCTCGAATCGCAGGTCGCGCTAATTTCCGGCATCCGTCCAGACCTCGACACCTCGCGTCTCAACGCTTCGATCAACGAAATGCAGAAGCGCATTCCGTACACGATGAAGGAGATTGGGGCAGAGGTCTATGACGTGTTCTCGTCAATAGACGACATCTCGCAGGAAGCGGCTTTAAGTCTCACTGAAAAGTTAGGCAAGGGCGCGACCGGCGCTCAGACCGACATCCAGACTTTCGGCACATCGGTCATCGGTGTGATGAACGCCTATCACCAATCGGTCGGAGACGTGGATCACATCATGGACGTGTTCTTTAACACGATCAATCGCGGTGTGGTCACCGGCGGGGAGTTGGCCGGAAACATCGGCGAACTGACAGCCTCGGCAAAGCTTTTGGGGATTGACCTCGATACGCTGGGCGCAAGTATCGCCGCCGTCACGAAGGAAGGCGGCTCGGCTGCCGAGAACATGACGTATTTGAACAACGTCTTTTCTCACCTCGGGGGAGCCGAAACGCAGAAGAAACTTAAAGAAGCTTTCAAGATAGATGTCTTCGATAAGGCGACGGGTCAGGCGCGCCCCTTCCTGCAAGTCATCGGGGATTTGAAAACGAAGCTCGATGAGCTAACGCCGGAGGCCCGCGCCAAAGCTATCTCGGAAATCTTTCCCGACATTCGCGGTCGCGCGGGCATCAACAAGCTGCTCTCGCAGCTCGACTTTGCCAAAACGGTCGAAGCCGAAAACCAGAAGGGCGGCAAGGCGGACGGCTCGGCGGACGCAGCTTTCCAAAAGCAGTTTGAGACATTCTCAGTCCAGTTCAAGATTCTGAAAAATACCATCGTCGCCGAACTGACGACGTTGGGAACGCTGATTCTCCCGCTCATCACGCCCGTCATTACATGGCTGTCGAAGAACATTCCGCTGGCCGTCGAAGCCGTTAAGTCCGCCTTTAGTGGTCTGCCCGGCTCGGCTCAAAAAGGCATCGGCGGCATCGTCGCGGCCATCGCTCTGCTTGGCCCGGTCGCGGCAGTGCTCGGCGGCGTCGTGGCGGCGGTCGCGGCCATCGGCGTGAAGTTCGCGCTGATTGCGGGTGCGGTCGTGCTCGCCATCGGCATCATCGCCGGAGTGGTCGCCGCCGGCGGGCAAAGAATTTTGCAGATGTGGGAAGAGAACTTCGGCGGCGTGCGCGACCTCGCCGTGCAGGTGTGGGCCGCGATCTCCGGGGCTTTTACTTCCGGCATCGAGTTCGTGCAGTCCTTGTGGCGGCAATGGGGCGCGGAGATAAACACGACGGCGCTGCGCGTTTGGGGAGTCATCCAGAGTGTCTTCACCGCGATTGTTGGTTTCCTTCAAATGGCGCTCGGCGAAGCCGTCTCGTGGGTACAGGCCAACTGGCCCAAGATTCAGGAAACCGTCTCGATGGTGATGCACGCCATGTTGACGGTCGTGAACTCTGTGCTCGACCGCATCAAGTCGTTTTGGGCAACGTGGGGCGGCGCGATTACAGCCGTCGCCAAGGGCATCTGGAATTTCATCAAGATCATCGTCTCGACGGCTTTGGAAAACATCATGAACGCGGTGCGCTTCGTGATGGCGATTATCAACGGCGATTGGTCGAAGGCTTGGGATGCGTTTCTCTCGATTGTGACGAGCATTCCGCGAATGCTCTGGAACATCCTCGTCAACATTCTCACCGTCCTGAAAGACCTCGCCGTCTGGGCCTTGGGCAAAGCGAAAGAAATCGGCCTCAACATTATCAAGGGCATCGTTGAGGGGCTGTTGGCCGCTGGCGGGATGATCGCCATGACGATTGGCTACATCCTCGACCCGGCGATTCGCAACGCCCGCGACCGCGCCGCAGCAGGCGGCATTCAGGCGGGCAGCGCCTTCGGGAGTAACTTCCTTCAGGGAATGGCCGCTTCGATGGCCGGAGGCATCCCCCAGGTGGCCGTGCCCGCCGGACAGGGCACGCAGACCTTCATCGCCGAAGGCCCGAACACCTCAGTCAACATCAATGATCGCCCGCTCGGCGGAGGCAAACTCGGCGGCGGCGGTGGCAAGGGGAAGGGCGGCGGCGGTGGCGGTGGTGGAGAGTCGGCAGCTTTGAAGGCTGCGCGGCTCGACCTGCAAGCCATTGAGATTGTCGAAAAAGCAGCCGCGCGTTCCTACGAACGTCGAACGGCGGACGAGGAGCATTTCTATGAGATTGGACGAAGGACAATCGAGTCCTACTTCGGGGCGCTCGATAATCTCGAAAACGAGCGCTATCAATCTCAGCTCAAGATAGCGCAGGCCGAACTCGCTGTCGCCCAACAAACGGGCAAGGCTAATTCCCGTGAACGCACCAACGCGGTCGCCGAAGCCAACGATAAGATCGTCGCTCTCAACGAGGAGCACCAACAGAAGCTGATTGAGAGCGACCGCAAGGCGCAAGCCGAGCGGCTGGCTCTCTCCCGCCAATTATGGGGCAACGAAACTAACCTTTTGGAAGAGTACGCGGCGGGCGTTGAATCCATCTATTCGCGCCTCGCAGAAAGAGGCGTCCTCACGTTCATGCAGGCGCAGGAGGCCATCTCCGGGCAGCAGGCCGAGTTATTGCTCAGAGAGAAACGCAGGCTCGAAAACGAACTCAAGGAAGTTGACCCGCAATCACCGAAAGGGCAGGCGCTCGACGGGCAGTTAAAAATTCAACTGCAAAAAATCGAAAACTTCAACAAGCTCAAGGAACTGCTCGACGTTGACGCGAAACGAAAAGAGTTGGATCGAGAGCGTGACCACGCGGGCAAGCTGCGTTCGATTTCTGAGACTATCGAAGACATGGAGCGTGACACGCAGGCCGACCGCCTGCGGATGCTCGAAGCCGCCGGCGTGCGCCGCGAAGTGATTTGGAAAAAGCAGCGCGACTTCGATCTGGAGCAGGAGCGCATCAACTCGCAGCGCCGCATTGAGGAGTTACAGCGCGACAACGAATATCTGGAAAAGTTTGAAGACAATCTTCAACGTCGCGCCGAACTGATAGAGGCGAATAACCGGCTCATTGAGGCTGAGGAGAAACGCTCCGCACAACGACGCGCCAATATCGAAGAAGAGTTTTACGAAAAGCACCGCGAGAAACTAAAGCGCTGGGCCGACCAGATTGTCGATGTCTTCGAGGGCGCATTGGGCAAGCTCAAGGACGAGGGCTGGGGCGGGTTCTTCCGTCACATCGGCGAGAGCTTCCGCGACCTCCTGCTCAAGATGGCGACTGACCTGTTGAAGTCACAGGTCTACAAAATCCTGACGCAGATTTTCAAGATTCCGCAGCCCGGAACTGCGACCGGCGGCGCGCAGAGCGGCTCACAACAGGGCGGCGGCACGACCGACATTTTCGGGTCAATCTTTAACAGCATTCGCAACATCTTCAACCCGAGCGGGCAGGGCAGCGGCGTCGGAGAGAACGGCAACTCCGCGTCGGACGTGCGCGCGGCGGGCGAGGAAATGTCCACGGCGATCACCGCTGCCGGACAGAAGGGCGCACAGGAGGTCGAGCGCAGCGGCGAGGCTCAATCTCGCGGCTTGTCTACCATCGGCCTCTCGCTGGTGCAGGGCCTCTCGCAGATCGCGGCCATCATCGCCACCTCGGGCGGGCGCGGCTCGTTCTGGAAAGGATTGTTCGCGGCAGCCGCGACCGGCTTCGTCAACGGCCTGATGAACGGCATTGGCGGGGGACTGACGGGCGAAGGAGGGGAAGGCGGCGGCGGCAGCCCGGGTACGGGCGCGCACGAAGCGATCCACACGCAATCTTTCGCCACGGGCGGACTCCTGCGCGGCCCGGGCACGTCTACCTCTGACAGCATTCTCGGCCTCGACCGCCTGACTAATCTGGCGACTGCGTGGGTCTCAAAAGACGAATACGTCTTGAACGCCGCCAGTGTCGCCAAGATTGGCCTCGCCAATGTCGAATACATGAACGCCTTCGGGCGGCTCCCTCGTCAGTCCTACCAACCTCCTGTCCGGTTAGCCTCCGGCGGGGCGGTCTCGCGCAACAGCTTCGCCGACGCTTATGCACAGAACGGTCACGGCCAACAGGAGATGCCGACAATCAACGTCTACCTCAAGCCTGATGCGCAGGGGCGCGTCCGCTCGAAGAGACAGGTGGCGGTCGAACTTACCTATCAATCCAATGCCGCGCGGAGGGATATGTAATGAGCGCCCCCTTTAATGAAGTGCAGTTTCCCGTTCACATCGCGGTCGGTGCTGAAGCCATCCTGCGTTCCAAGACGCAAATCTTCACGGCGGGCGGAGGCGCGGAGCGCCGCAACAAGCGCTGGGCAAGGCAGCTCCGCGAATGGAATGCAGCGCGCGGCATCAACTCGACCGAAGATTTGGAAGAAGTGCGCGCCTTTCACATCTGCATGGATGGCCGTCACGCCGGATTTCGGTTCAAGGACTTTTCCGATTACACCGCCTTAAACCAGCGGATCGACACCAGCGCTGGCGCTGCTACGTTTCAACTCCGAAAAGCCTATACAGCGGGCCAGATAACCAAGCAACGAGTGATTACAAAGCCCGTTGAGGGTACGCTGGTGCTCAATTTGAACGGGCGCACGGTTGCTTATCTCTCGCCCGGACAGACGGGCTTCGATGCGCCTCTCTTTGGCGAGGAAGAGTTCGGCGGCGGCTCCGGGGCATCGCTCGCCTACGCGCCCGCCAACTGCTGCGACTGGACGACGGGGCTGGTCAGTGTTCCCGCGTGGAGTGCGCTGACCTCCTCGGACGTGCTGCTCGCCTCATTTGAATTCGATTGCCCGGCAAGGTTTGGCTCGGACGAGTTTAAGGTTCGCACTCGTCCGCGCGGCAATTCCTGGGAGTACGGCGAGATCATCGTGAAGGAGACCAAGTAACGATGCCGCTCTCTAATCCAACTCGCAACATTAGCCCCGAACTCTTAGCCGCTATCGCGGAGCAGTCTTCGACCCTGACGGCCTGCATTCTCATTACTCCGCTCACGGGCGACGTGGTTGGCTTTACCTGCCACGACGAGGACGTGGAGTTCGACGGCGAGACTTACTACGCTGACCCCGGCCTCTCCGCAACCGAGATGGTCGCGGCCATTGATTACAGTGTTGACAATCTTGAAATCACGGGCGCGATTGACGATGACCTGGTTGTTCGGGCGGACGTGGAAGCGGGCGTCTATGACGATGCCGAGTACACTATCTTTCTGATTGACTTCGAGAACCCCGATTACGGCGAGATGATTCTCCAGAAGGGGACGCTTGGAGAAACGGAAGTCGTCGAGGATAAGTTTACCTTTGAGCTGCGCAGCCAGTCACAGAAGCTGCAACAGGTGATCGGCGAAGTGTTGCAGCCGACCTGCCGCAACCTGTACGGAGACGCGCGCTGTGCTCTCGACCTCGAAGCGGGCACTCACCCGACGCTCGCTATTCCTTACAAGTTCGCTGCACAGGCGATTCTGGCGGTTGTCTCGCGCTTCTCCTTTACCTTCACGAACGGCACAGGCGCGCTCCCCGCGGGCTACTTCGAGGGCGGCAAACTCCTGTGGACGGACGGCGACAATAATCTTCAACAGTCGGAAGTCAAAAGCCACACCAAATCGGGGACGACGCACACCATCGTCCTGCAAGAGCCGACCTATCGCGCTTTCACAGCCGGGGATGAGTTCACCATCTACAAGGGCTGCAAGAAACGCTTCGAGGATTGTTTCGACGTGGATAACGTCATCAACATGAGCGCGGAGATTTACCTGCCGGGCTGGATCGAGACGCAGCGCCGCCCCTAATTCCTCGCTTCCCCTGTCTCTACTCCTCTTTCCTCTGCAATGGAAGACTTCACACCCCGAATCATTACAGGCATGGACATCGTGCGGGAAGCCCGCGCGTTGCTTGGAGTGCGCTATCGCCACGCCGGAGAGACGGAGAGCGGCCTTGATTGTTCGGGGTTGATCGTCTGCGTTGGCAAACGCACGTCACAGATACCCGCAGAGCTTCGCCGGCCAGCTTACTCGGCCATTCGACCCAACCCGCGACACTTCCTGCTCATGAAGCGCTGGGGCGACGAGATAGCAGTCGGGGAAGAACAGCCGGGCGATGTGATCTTAATGGCACACGGCTCGGATTATACGAAGGTGCAGCACGTCGCGCTGCGCGCCGTTTACGAGCCAACAAACACGCCGACGCTGATTCACATTCACCCCGGTTCTTCGATTGCGCGCGTCACCGAGCACTCCATTGATGCAGAGTGGCAGCGCCGCATCCTCGGCGTCCTGCGCTGGAAGGGAGTGCGTGAATCATGGGCGTAGAAGTCCTCATTGCAGCGGGCATAGCGGCGGCGGTCTCTGCGGGTACCTACGCCGTCAACTATGCGCTGGCCGGTTCGGGTCCCAAGCAGCACATAGACAACGCGCGCACCATTGACCCGAGAGTGCAGGGCAGTCGCTACGGCGCGTTCATCCCTCGCACCTACGGCACGGTCGAAATGGCGGGGCAGGTGATTTGGGCCTCGTCTATTCTTGATACTCCGACCACTACTCCGGCGCAGAATAGTAAGCGAGGGAGCACGCCCGAGCAGACCAACCATAAATACACCCGCTCGTTCGCTGTTCTGTTCTGCACGGGCCCCAAGGCCGGCATCACTCGCCTGACGGCCGACGACAAGACTTACTACGAGTCCGCCACCTTGGGCGAAGTCGTCACCGATAAGCTGCACATCTACACGGGCAGTGATTCGCAGATGCCGAACTCTTGGATTGAAGCCGACAAGGGCGTGGGCAAAGTCTCCGCTCATCGCGGCTACGTGGTTGTCGTCTTCAAGGATTTTCCGATTGACAGTTACGGCGACCGCATCCCGAACATCCGGGCCGAGATTGTGGAGAGTGCAGACGACGTGACGTTAGAGCACGTCGTTGAGTCCGAATGCTTATTGGCTGGCCTCACAACTTCGGACATTGAAACGTCGGCGCTCGCCGAACAAGTGGTCGAGGGATACTTCGTCAATCAGCAGGGCCCTGTGCGCTCAAGTCTTGAGCAGCTCTCAAAAGCATTTCAGTTCTACGGCGCGGAGTATGACGGCAAGATTAACTTCAACACTCTCCCGCAAGCGCCGAAGATGGTTGTGCCCTGGGAGGACTTGGGCGCGATAGAAGATGAGGACTCGGCGGACGAGGACGAGCCACAGCCCCGCATCACTATCAAGCGCAAGCAATCACAGGAGATTGCCAAGAGCGTTTCGGTCGTGTACTTCGACAAGAACCGCGCCTACGAGGAAGGCACGCAGACCTACACGCGCCAACTACTGTCGAGCCGCGCAGTGGCGAGCCACGGCTTCAACCTCGTCATGCAGCCCGCCTTTGCTTCGCGCCTGGCGAAAATAATTGCCGTCACCGGCTGGACGGAGCGCGTGCCCGTCGAATTCAACTTGCCGCCTGACTATTTCGTCTACGCGGCGGGCGACGTGCTGACTGTGCCGAAGACGGAAGGCGGCGAAACGATTGACGTGCGGATTGAGAAGATGACCTTCTCAGCTCCGGGAGTGGTGCGCTGCACGGGCGTCCAGCAATTTGCGGAAGCCTACAATCAGACCGGCGACGAGAGCGGAACGGAAGGCGAAGACCCGCCGGATGTGCCGCCCGTTGAAGACCCCTGCGACGTGTACGTCTGGATGGATGATCGTCCGCCCTTCCGCGCCGGAGAGGAAGGCGTGCCCGGCCATTACATCGCTATCCGCCCGCACATCTGCGATCCCCTCTCTGGCCGCTTACGCGGCGCGAGCATTGTCCGCAATGTTGACGGTGACGGAGATTACCGCGCGCACGCTGTTATCACTGAAACCGCGACGATGGGCGTGCTCCTCACAACGCTGGCCGATCACGCTGCCGGGCTGGATACGACCAACACGGTAGACGTGCATCTGGACAACGGCTCAATCGCTTCCATCACTGACGCGGCCTTCACCGCTGACCAGACCGTCAACCTGTTCGCCATCGGCGGCGAGACCTGTCAGGCCAGAGATGTGCTGGATTTGGGCGACGGCGATTATCGCCTCTCGCACATCCGGCGCGGCATGTTCGATACCACGCACTCGGCCCACTCGATTGATGAAGACATTGTGCTGCTCGACAGCAAGGTCAAGCGCGTCACGCACAACCTCGCGGAAGTGGGCCGGACTTATGAATTCGTGGGCGTGCCCTTCGGAAAGAATATCGAAGACGGCAGCAGCTTCAATTTCACCTATGGCGCGCGGGGCGTCGAGCCGGGCGGAGACGTGCCCTCTGCACCGCTGACCCCAACCGTCGCCACGAACAACGGCAATTCGTTTCTGCGTTGGGAAACTCCCGCCGATAACAACAAGACGATTCGCGGCTACAAGGTGACGGTCTACACCGATGCCTCAATGACCCTGCCGCTCGCGGGCTATGAAGATGTCGAAGTTACCGGCAATCAAGTGGCGCTGCCGCAGGACACGCCGGGCACTCCGCTCTATTACGAAGTGAAGGCCGAGAACGCGCTCGGGCAGGGAGCGCCAACGTCCGGCAGCTTCACGCCGACTGCACCGACGGCGGGCGCGCACGCCGCGTCTCACGCCTCGGGCGGCACTGACCCTTTGACGGGCAACCTCGATGCGAATGCGCGCGTCGGCGTCCGTGTCAACGGGGCTGGCTCAACTCATACGCGCCGCCGAGTGAACGCCATTGCGGGCGCGGGCGTGACACTGGCAGTCGCGGACGATGCGGGCGACGAAGAAGTTGAACTCACCATCACCGCCGACAAGTATGCCATTCGCACAATTACAACGGCTGCGACCGCCGCGCTCACAGACCAGGTAATTTTTATCAACGTCACCTCCGGCGCTGTCACGCTCTCTCTCCCGACTGCCGTTGGCAATGGCGGCAAGTGGTTTTCGGTGAAGGTCACTGGCACAGGAAACAATCTCGCCACGCTCGATCCTAATGCTTCAGAAACATTCGACGGCCTCGCCACAGTCGAACTCGCCGTCGGCGACCGGCTGCGCTTTATTTCGGACGGTTCTAACTGGCAATCCATAGCATGATGAAAAATTTCCAGAAACTTCTCACGCTCGTTTTCTTTCTGTTGGCATTCGCGTCCTCTGCGCTCGCACAGAACCCGTCTGCACCGTCGCGCGTGCGCTACGTCGCGGCGCTGCCTTCGGCCTGCAATCCTGCGACCGGCGAGATAGCAATTAAGACCAGTGTGTCGCCGACAGAGTTTTATTACTGCGATACGACCGACCACTGGCAGAAGCTTGGGACGACTACGGGAAGTGTCACCTCAGTTGCGCTGACGCTGCCCTCGGAGTTCTCCGTCACCGGCTCTCCCGTTACCTCGTCTGGCACGCTGGCCGCCAGTTGGGCCAGCAAGGCGGCGAACTTCGTCTTTGCTGGCCCAACCTCCGGCTCGGCGGCGACGCCCGCTTTTCGCTTTCTCGTTTCAGACGATATTCCCGCGCTCGATGCCGCCAAGACGACGACGGGAGTGTTCTCGACCGGGCGGCTGGGAACGGGCACGGCCAACTCTTCAACCTTCCTTCGCGGCGACGGTACTTGGGCGGCTCCTTCGGGCGGCGTGACGAGTGTTGGCCTCTCGCTTCCTTCCATCTTCAGCGTGTCAGGTTCGCCCGTCACGACTTCGGGCACGCTGACCGGCACTCTCCAAACGCAGACGGCCAACTTCGTGTTTGCTGGCCCGACATCTGGCGGCGCTGCTACTCCCGCCTTCCGCGCGCTTGTCGCCTCTGACATTCCGAGTCTGACGGCCTCGAAGATATCGGATTTCTCGACGGCCACAGCAAGCGAGCTATCGAGCGCTGGCGTGAAGACGCTGCGTACCAATCTTTCGGGCTACTGGAAACTGAACGAGGCGTCAGGCTCCCGCGCCGATAGCGCAGGCTCGTCAACCTTAACGGATAACAACACGGTCACGTCGGCGACCGGCAAGCGAGGAAACGCGGCGCAGTTCACGCGCGCCAACTCGGAATCTCTCTCTGCTTCGGACTCGGCGGCGCTCTCCACCGGCGACATTGATTTCACTATCTCCTGTTGGCTCTACATGGACTCCACAGCCAACGACATGATCGCCATTGCGAAGGACGATTCGGGAGGCCGTGAGTTCCTGTTGATGTACAGCAACACGGCCAGCACGTTTACTTTCTATGTCTTTAACGCTGCGGGTTCGGGCGTGGCCGTCAATTCCTCTCCGGGCGGCTGGACGACCGCCACCTGGTATCACGTCGTTGTCTGGCACGACGCGGCGGCGGACACGCTCCACATGCAGATTAACAACGGGGCGGTCTCGACCGCCGCCACGGGCGGCCTCGTCGTCAACGATTCCTCGACGCCGTTTGTCATTGGCGGAAGATACTGGCCGGGCGCTGAAGGCTTTTGGGATGGCCGGATCGAAGAGGTTGGATTCTGGAAGCGGGGGCTTCGGGCTTCCGAGCGCTTAGACCTCTTTAACGACACTTTGGCGATTACTTATCCCTTCGACTAGAGAAATTTGCTATGATGAAGGGAGCGCGCCTCAAGGATGTGGCGCGCTCACACCTACCGACCGGGCGCGGCTTCTATCCTCGAAGCCCTCTGCCAAACCTCAACTTCCTACCTTCAGGAGAACATCACACACATGCGAAGACTTTTCCTCCTGCTCGCTTTTTTGTGGGCACTCTCAGTCTCTCCGTCTGTCTTGGCACAGACGCCGGGAGATTCGGGCTTTCCGACCAGCATTGATACGAACGTCAAGCTGTTTGAAACAAAAAACAATTCCGCGACCACTCTCTCGGTCGCGCTCAACAATTCGGCCACGACGGCAACTGTCGTCTCAACAACTTCTTTTCCCTCGACCGGGGCGTTCGTCATTGACTCGGAAATAATTTATTACACGGGTAAGACCGCAACGACATTTACGGGCATGGTGCGCGCTCGCAACTCGACTGCGGCTGCTTCGCACTCGCTGGGCGCGAGTGTGCGCGGCGTCATTTTGTCCGAATATCACGAACGGCAGAACACGGCCATCATCGCCATCGAAACGAAGATTGGCGCGGGGTCATCCACGCCGACCGCTGAAATGTTTTTTAAGGGCACTGGCGCTGGCACGAGTGCGTGGGGCGCGCTGTCTTCCGATAATGTCACTGACGCGCTCGGCTACACGCCCCAAGCTACCGACACGGATTTAACAGCCGTCGCGGGGCTGTCAACCACCGGCCTTGCTAAACGCACCGGCGCAGGGACGTGGACGACTGTGACCGCTCCCTCCGGCGATGTCGTCGGCACAACCGACACGCAGACACTGACCAACAAGACGGTCATCAGCCCGATCCTCCAATCACCCGTTTTCTCGACCGCTCCCAGCTTCTCTGCTGGCACGATCACGGGCGGGACATTCAATAATCCAACTATCTCAAACCCGACCTTCTCAGCGCCGCTCACGCTCTCAAGTCCGGCCCTGACCAGCCCGACGATCACCTCGCCAACTTTTTCCGGCCCGATCAATTTCGCGTCCGGCAATGTGACGACGACGGGGACGATTACGGCCAACGCTTTTGTCGGCGACTGTTCGGCCTGTACGGGCATCACGGGCGCGACCGGCGGCGTTTCTAACACCGGAAGCACAACCATCGAGGGCGACTCAGACGCCAACGGCTCCGGCATCGTGGACGTGCAGATTGGCGGCTCAACGAAGTGGCGCATCAATAACGACGGCTCGCTCTCGCTCTACGGTCGCGGCGGCCTGCTCTATTCGCCCTTTGCGCAGGAGATCAACGCGGCGGAATTTGCTTCGCTCGATGCGCTCGTCACCTTCGCCTCCACAACTCCCTACACCGTCAACGTGGCAACCTCCTTGCCCGTCATCAACAATGTCACCACGCCCTCGACGCTCTCCTTTAGATTCTCCAATGGCGGCGACTTCGATATTCCGGCGACGAAGGCCGTCACTATTTTGAGCTACATAGACGCGCCGTATAACCAGCGCATCTTCAAAGGCGCGGGCACGGTCAACATTTCCATCTCCAGCCCTTCCGTTCCGTGGGCCGGATGGTGGGGCGTTAAAGCCGACGGCGTGACGGACGACACACTCCCGCTGCAAGCGGCCATCACGGCCACTCCCGCCTCGCACGGCACGCTCGCTCTCCCCGCAGGCAACATTCGGATCACGAACACGCTGGTCGCCGACGCGAAGCTCGGCTTTAAGCTCATCAGTGGGTTTGGCGTTCGCAAGGATGCCTACGGCGGCGCGCAGACCAACATCTATTGGGACGGCGCTGCCGGGAAAATCATGCTGCGCGGAATCAACATGCACAGCAGCACGATTCAAGGCATCGGCTTCTACTATTCTTTGAACACGGCGGCGAACGGCGCAGGCTACGGGCTGTTTCTCTCGTCCGACCTCAATATGTCGCTCACGGGAGTCTCAGTGACTTCCGGCTCAACGAACGTCACAATTACTAATTCGGGCCTGACCTCGTTGCAGGATTCGTTGCCAAACGGCGACGCCTTGCACAGAGGCCGCACGGTCACGATCAACGGCGCAGGAGCGGGCGGAACAAACCTCGTCACGACCATTGCGTCAGTCACAGACCCAACGCACTTTGTTCTCTCCGTTGCGGCCTCGACGACCGTTGCGGGCGGCACGGGCACCATTACCACTCCCTATGCGACCAGCCCCGGCAACAACACGACCTCGCACCGTTTGGAAGACCTGCACTTCAACTGGTCGGGCGCGACGAACAATCTAGCCTATCGAACGGGCATCTCGATTGACTTGTATGCGGGCACGAACGCCGAGCGCATTCAGGTTCGCAACGTCACCATCTACGGCAACGGCGGCACGGGCGCTGCGACGACGATGAATTCGGGCATCGGCATCAGTGCCGGCGGCGGGTACGATTCCGGCGACGCGCTGGCCGTCTCTCCTTTAACCTGCGGCGGCTCCAACCTGTGTCGCGGCGGGGCGAACATCCTCCAACTACACGGCTCGGACATTTTCCTCTACGGGCTGTCTTACGGTTTTCACGGATGGAGTGGAACGCTCGACCGCATCCAGGGCAGTTATATCAACGTGCCCTTCTTCGGAGGCTTCAACGGCCTCATCAACGATGCGCGGTTCGAGACGACCCGGCAATTCTTTCACGGCTACGGTTCGATCATTTTCAAGTACGCGAAAATCACCAACAACTCGATAGCGGGCGCGAGCGTCTTCCAGTTTCACGGCGGCGCAACGACGGTCAATATTGAGATGTCGGGCAGCGACCTCGGCTCTTTCTATACGGGGACGAGCACGAAGATGGTCGAGTGTGACGCTGGTACGAACTGCATCGGCGACTTCAACAATGTCTCGCCGCTCGACAGCACATTGTCGGCGCAGGCCGGAACGGACTTTACGGGTTTCGGCAGCTATCGGTACTACTACCTCGGCAGGACAATCTATAAGAACGGAGAGAGCATCTACCTCGGCCAGTACAGCGGATCACTTCCGGGCACGGCCATCGAAGGCACTCTCGCTTACTGCTCAGACTGTAAGGCGGGAACGAACCCGGCGGTCGCGGGCGTCGGCACTGGCGCTTTCGTCGTTCGTCAGGGCGGCGTGTGGGTCGCGCTCGGCTCCAACAAAGCGACGGCCACCTATGACCCGCCTTCGGTCGCCGACGGCGCATCATTCTCGACGACGATCAGCGTGCCCTGGATGAGCGTCGGTCAACCTGTGGTCGCGGGGCATTCCTCGATTACTACGGGCGGCTGGCAGATTTCGGGCTACATCACGGGACTGAATACCGCGACGATCACCTTCACGAATCACACGGGCGGAACGGTTGATCTGGCGTCGGGCACATTGACGGCGCAGGGACTTCAGTAAGCCGAGCATCCTCAATAGCCCGCCTGTCACCTTCTGTCCCTGCTGTAGCTTGGTAGGAGGAGCATTAAGGGGAAAACTCCCGGCAGGCGGGCTGTGAGGCTGAATAAAGCATAAAACAACAAAGCGGCGCTGCCTCCCACCGCAGCGCCGCTTCACTTTGCTTCCGAACCCTTCTAACTCCGATTGGCGCGCATCCTAACACACGACTGCTATTTTACAAAGGCGCGCGCAGCACGAGCGGCTTGATAACAGAACCGTCCACTCTGTCTCTCGGCTCGACCCATTGCACTTGCAGGAGGTCGAACAATCCGCGCTCCGAAGGTGTAGCGACTCTCCTGCCAGTAGCACGCTCGACCAAGTATCCGCCTTCTGGCTTGCCTTTTAACTCTGGACGGTCTTCGTAGTAGCTGCGCTCGGTTTGATAGGGCGTGAAGCGTTTGGCATAACCTAAGAGAGCGGCGGAGAAATCCTTGTGGCCGGTTCTGATTGTAAAGATGAGTCCGTAGTTATCGGGAGAGGCTAAGAAGAGGTCAAGCTTGATGCGCTGCGGGAGGATTAAGGCCCGCCAGTATTTGCCGTCTTCCTTCGGCCTCCATTTCTCAATCTCATTCGTGCCCGGCTTAATCCATTGCAGCTCTCCGCGCGCTTCCGCCGCGAGCGCCCACTTGTGCAGGAGGTTCGTTCTCGTGCCGATGTCGGCGAACAAGCCATTGCCCTCGAAGCGTGGGATGGCGCAGATTTCAATGTCTTTAACATCCTGACAGCCGCGCCGGAGACTCCCCGCCACTTCGATATGTTCGCAATCAGGCTTCATCGCGGAGAGTAAGCCCTGCGCTATGGTCATCGCGTCTCGTCCGAACATGAATTGTTTGCTCCTTCAGTTGATGGCTGCGCCGCCTGTGCGCTGGTACAGCCGTTCATAAGCGCCCTCGACAATCCTTTCGGCGGTTTCCTCGTCGCCACCGTCAAGAGCGTCACACATGGCGTCCAGTTCCTCTTCGGTCAGTGTCACGTTTTCCCAACCGAAGGGAATGCCGTCATCATCAATTATCATTTCGGTTGAACTCCCTGCTGCTTGTAGAACTCGATGAGCGCGAGGGCGAGATAGCGTTCACCCGCCTCTGTCAATTTCCATTTCCATCTGCCGCCGTCGCGGGTGTGATGTGCGAGGCCCAGAGAAATAAGCAGCGGCATCCTGTTTCCCTTGCTCGGCCACTCAGAGGGAGCGATGCCACCCGCCTCCTGCATCGCTTTCATCTTCCAGATGGTCGCCATCCCAATGCCGCGCAATTTAAGAAATGTTCCTTCCGCGACGGCGCTCTCGCAGGTCGAGCAACAAAAGCGCTCCCAAGTCTCTGTCTTCATCGCGCGGGCATTAGCGAACGTGTAGGGGTCGTGGCAGCCGCCGCAGATCGCGTCGAAGCCTTCGGGGATGAGGGGTTCTTCCAACTCCGTGCCGCACGCTTGGCAGAGCACGCTTCGCTCGCGCGGCAGCAAGATAACCTCCTGCCCTTTCTTCACGTCCGAGTAACACCTCATGCACTTTTGATCGAACTGCGTACGCAGCCAGCGAGCCTGTGTCGTATCGGCGACGTGGCCGTGAACGCCTGCCCGGATGCGCGGGTCGTTTGGTTTGAGCCGTGCATATTTCATGGCGTGTCCTTCCGGCGTAAGATTTCGTTGAAGTGGTTGACACCGTAATGCTCCTCGACGAGCGCGGCGATGGCGAGGCCCAGGGCGAGAGGTCGCCAGCCGCGCGCCCGTTCCTCAAACGTCTTCTTCTTCTCGTCCGGGTCCGGGTCGGGATATTTCTCGCGCATCTTTTTCCACCGCTCGCCGAGAATCATTATCAGTTCAAGGTCGTCGGCTGGTTGGTAGATGTCAGGCATGGTTACATTTCCAAGCTGAGGTCTGTTTCGATTACGTCAAACAATTCGAGCACGTTGATGGCCGTCTCCGCTTCCAGGTACTTGATAACGCCTCCGCGCTGGATGCTCCCGCGAAAGCCGAACTCACTTAACAGCAGGTCAACCGCAAACACGTTGGGAAACATGCCGGGCGTGTCAACGGAGATCGAGATGTGACGACACCAGCCGACCTGCTGCTGCTCGATGGTAAAGCAGATGCGATAGCCGAACCGGACTTCGCAGAGGTAGTTCGGATCGGCCTCTCCGGGTGACTTGCGCTCGTCGTTGAGTTGAAGAATGCGCTCCATCGAGAGACGGTTTTCTTCCGCATAGCGACGGCATCGCGCAATTTTCTCCTGCGCCTCTTCGTCGAGTAATAAGGCTCTCATTCACAGTTCCTTTCTGTTAGCTGCGATATAGGTTGCTTGATTCGGCACGTCACAGACAGCGCAGGGCCTCATCACTGTGCCGGCCACGAAGTCGAGAGTAATTAAAGTCCAGAGCGCTTCCTGAAGCTCCTGCCGGGTCATCGTGTTATCCGCGCAGGCACGGTGCAGTTCACAAGCGGTCGGAGGCTCGCGCTCCCACTGTTCGAGCCACGCGAGCGCCAATTCCATGTGCGCGGTAAAGGGCGTGTCTCTCCGCTTCCTGACTTTCATGTGAGCGACGCCGATGCGCCTGAAGATGCACTTTGAATAACCCTCGCCCGCCATCACATTGCGGACGATGCGCAGGAATTCGTCATAACCCGCGATGTCGAGGATTTCACAAAGATGCTGGCGTGCGTGTTTCATTTCCAGCGCGTGCATCGAGCGGGCGACCTCCTTCATCCCCTCGCGCGCCCGCCGCCGCTGCTCAAGCATGAACTCAGCCGGATAGGGCGCAACGATTTCAGGCTCTTGGGGCGGCTGAAGATCGAACGCGGGGAAGAGTTGCAGGGAAGCGTGCCGAGCTGCGCGCTTTCGATATTTCGAGAGTGCTTCCTCGTAGCGACGGCGGTTGGCTTTATTCTCGCGGGTGGCGCGGCCTTTGCCAGCGCTCGCGGCGCTCTTAACGTGCGCGGGGTTGTTGGGATCGTGTCCGGGCGGTTCGGGCAGTCCTTCTCTTTTTGGTCGTTTTGTGTTGGTCGAATTCATCTGTTTGTTTGCTCCGTCCGTTGTTCTTCACCGGCTCTGCGCCGTCCTGCTCCGGCGCGCGATAGAAACCTACTTGCTTCGTGCCGTCGGCGTTTTGTGTGAGCGGCAGCGCGGGCTTGATCGAATCCTCGAAACCTTTGACAAGTCCCGACGCCATTGCTTCATCCTCGTTCGCTATCACCCACAATCCGAAGACCATCAGCGCGACCACGTGGGCGGCTGAAAGAGGCTTCGCACTCCACAGCGGAACACTGAATCGAAGCTCCGCGCCGCAGAGGTGCAGCGGCTCTCTCATCGAATGCTCGTTCGCCTGCTGCATGACGGCCATCAACTCTGCGCGTGTCATGGCGCGCATGACGGGCAGGACTTCGACGCCATACCACATGATCGCCGTCTTCCAGATTGTGTCTCGCGCATCCTTCATCATCTGGCCTTGCGTGCTCGCTCCCTCCGGGCACGCTTGCGACGGAGATGTTCTTTCCAGGGCGTCGTGATCGTGCCCCGGATGAAAATGCGATCTTCGTCTCCCTCCCGAATGTAATCTTCGGGCAGGTCAACGAGTCCTTCGAGCCGCGCCTGCTCGATGATGTCTTCCACTTCAACGCCCCTGAAGTGCAACGTCATACCTCGCGCTCGTGCGCGCCGGGCGAGGCCGGGCAGCTCCTTGTCCGGAATAGTAAAAGTTTTCGGGATACCGGCTGAAAACTTCATTGCTTCGATTGCCCCGCTTTCGCTTGGGTCATCTCGTGCGCCTGCCATCCGTCCATCGCTCCCTGCAAGTAAACGGATAAGACCAACTCTTCGAGAGAGCGCCCGCCGGAGAGCGCCCACGAACGCCACACCGGGAAGATTCTCTCGCGGGCCTCGTCCAGTTGTTCGGAGGGCGTCTGGATCACAGTCGCATCTAACACTCGTCGTCGCGCCATTGCCTTCCTAACTCCCCTCCGTCCGCCGTTGCATAATCTCGCGCAGCACTTCCGGCGGCGCATCAAGCATGACTTTCAGTTCGTCGTCGGAGAGTCCGACCGCCGAGCAGAGATTCCAGCACAACTGCATTCTGCGCCCGATGCGATCCTGATAGTCGGCGGCTTCCTCCACCGATAGATTCAGCCCGCCCACTCCGGTTAGATAGCCCCAGCCGCGCAGTCGCGGGCCATCCCCGCTGTGCGTATCGGCGACCATCAAACCGGGCGTCGCGGCGTCCCACATAAAGCCTCCGGCCTCGTCGTATTTGACAGTCGAGGGCAACGGCAATTCCATTCCTCTGTTCTCGTCGCTCATTTCCCTAGCTCCATTTCCATCCGCTCGAAATAGCTTCGAGCCATCTGAATATCAGACCAGCGCTCACGGGCTGCGATGTAGGCCCAACTTTCCCCGCACTTGCAATTCGCATCCGGCTTGAGTCGTTGCAGGGTGGCCCACGCCTCGCGTTCCTGCCGCTGCCAGATGCTCCGCGCAGCGCGTACGGTCTCAGCTTCGGCGGGCGTCAATCGAGTGTCCGACGCTTCGGGCGCGAGACTGAACAGGAAACAGAGAAACAGGAACGAGCAGAAGCGAATGAATTTAAGCAGCACAGGATTCTTCCTTTCTGACGACGGAGTAAAGCAGATCGTCGCGGTCGCGGCGCTGGTAATAGTAGGGAACGTGATGAGGGTCAAAGCCACTATCGGCCGTAGACCAATCCACAACGCGAATCACCGCCGGCGCATGGCGCTCTGTCAGCGCAAAGAGGTCATAGGTTGTGCCCTTGAATTTGCCGTCTACGAGAATCGCTCTCATCAATAAGTCCTCCGGCCTTTGCCACTCCTCGACGGGCAGGTCTTCAACCGTGTAATAAATAAACTTCCGATGACCAATCCCCGCTCGGTGCAGTTTGACGCTCTGTGAAATAGTGAAGACAGGATCATCCGAACCAAACTCCGTCTCACATTCCAGGCAGCGCGCACAGATCGCCTCCCTCTGTTTCTTCGTCACACAGACGGCGTGACGGCCACCGGGCAGGATGCCGATGCGCTTCACTTGTCCCGTCCTTTGTCGCCGAACAGTTCCAGCCCCAGCAGCAGCATGTCCGTCGACGGCTCCGGTTTTGAGCGGCGAATGACCGTGCCGAGAACCGCATCGTCTTCGACCTGCCGCTCGGGATTACCGGGCGAATACTGAATGCCGTGCAGCGCCTGTGAGAGCGCGCCCATGAGGCCAGTCCTGACCGCCTCGCCGCCTTCCTCCGAATCGAAGCGTGCGCCGTTGTATGCTTCCTGCGATTCAACCAGCAAGCCTCGTTCGCGCAACACTCCCGCCACGCGAATGCGAAAGTCACGGTCGCCTTCCTTTTCGCCCTGGGCCGCGACCCCGTGCGCTTCGGCCAGAGAGCGTGTGTAATCCATATCCATCTTCGGTTACTCCCTCCTCATTTTTTCTTCGGCAGCCGCGCGAGACGAGAAGCCTTACGCTTGGCCTGCTCGCCCCGCCGGTCATAGATTTTCGTCGTCTCAAGGGAAGCGTGCCCCGCCAGTTCCGCCACGAGCAGCGGGTCTGCTCCGTTGTCCAACAGGTTAGTGATGAAGGTGCGCCGGAAGTCGTGCGGCGTGACTGAGCGCAGTCCGGCCTGCCGCGCCCGTTTCAGAAGCGCGTTATAGATGGCCTGGTCACTCATCCCGCGCCGCTCTATCTGGCCGTCCTGCTTGACGGGACAAAAGAGAGCGCCCGGCCATTCCTCGCGCCAGACGAGCCACGCTCTCAAAGCGGCGCGCGCAGCGCGGTCTTCGACGTAGACGAGCCGTTCTTTGCGTCCTTTACCTCTCACCTTCAGGGAGTGCGGTCGCGCCTTGTAATCATCCAGCGAGAGCGTTGTCCACTCGGAGCGGCGCAGTCCACAGGTTTGCAGCAGGGAGAGCAGGCAGAGGTCGCGCGCTCCCGAGGCGCGGTTGCGGTCGCGCCGGCACACGTCCATCACACTGCTCAGTTCTTCAGCGGAAAGCACCCGGCCTGCGGGCAGGCGGCTCCCGCGCACATTTTTGACTTTCAGGATGCGCTGAAGATCACTGGCCGACATCTGGCCGAGGTCGAAACTGACATTGGCGACGCCCCTGACGGCAGAAAGCGTCGAGTTGATCGTCGCCGGGGCAAAGCCGTGGTCAATCATCGCGCCCCGGATGGCGAGGACGAACTCAAAACGGAGGTTGTGCCACTGGATCGCCTCCGGCTCAAGGCCGAGAACGCGAGCCGCGCGCTCCAATTTCCCAAGCATCCCGCGCCTGTCAGCGCGTGAAAGTCCGGCTAAATAGACACGGACGGCGGAGCGTTCAGCAGTTTTTTCAGGCCGAGGAGCGGGCGCTTTTTCAGGGACGAGAGAGAGCGCCGGGCGATCCCCGGAGCGCCGTTGGGGCGCGTCGTGGAGACGATGCTCCTCGCCCGTTTTGAGAATTCCCATTCTCATAAGCGCTTCGAGGTTCGGAGCTTCTATCGCCAACTTCCCTTAACCTCCCTTCCCTGCAATACTTTGGAGCGCTGGCCGCGAGTGCTCGGCCAGCGCTCCGTTTTGACATCACGCGGAGAGCGCTAATCCATCACCGTGCGGGCCTCTTCCGCGAAGTGGTCAAACTCCCGCGCGCCGCCCGTCTCTTTCTCGCCCGGCGTGATGACTTGGGCCTCATGTTCTTCGTGCGTGAGAAGGCTTGCCTCCGGCACGCGGACGAACAATCGCTCCGTCCCATCGAGGCTGAAAAGCTGCACTCCGGGCGCAAGGGCACGGTGCGCGTGCCCCGTCGCCTCGCCTTCCCTCAAATTGCGGTGTGGCAGTAATCGAGCGCCCTTCGGTATCAGGGACTCAGTTTTCTGTGTTGACTTTTTCATCGTTCTCGCTCCTTAGGTTAATTGCAGTGGAAGAGGTTTGAGGCTCTCGGCTCCGAGAGGCCAGATGTAAACGTCTCCCTGTTGTTGCCAGTCAGCGCCCGTGTCGCTGATTGGAATAGCGCGCATCGGGTCGGGCTTGCGCCAGTGCAGCGCCGCCCTCACCGTGCGACATTCAGGCCCAACGCCTTCGATGTGAATTAAACCCTCAACCGAAGGATTGAACATCTTCAGGTAGGGACGACGCCTGCCGTCCTTCAAGTCCAGCATCAGCAGTTCGTAATCGAGTCTTTGCTCCTCGAAGAAGCGCTCGACGAAACCGCCAGTCTCTTCATCCCACGCCAGCCCCGTGCGCGCGGGCAAAACTATCGTCTCCCGGTCTATGACCCGCGCGTGCAAGTCGGCGCAGATTCGCTCGATGCCGATTTTTCTGACCAACTCTCTGCGCTTCTCGGCGTTCGGCTCGCGCAGGAGAAAATCGGCGGGAAGTTTGTCGGCAGGAGTCATCACATACTGCTTATCCATCTCCACGCCGTTGAGGAAGTAGTAAGCCTCGCCGCCCGGCCAGTGAACAGCCGGGCCGTCCTCGCAATGCAGTTGGTCGCCCTTGACCCGCATCGCTGGCCGAGTGATGGCCCAGACTTCCGTTTCCAGAATCCAGTAGACCCACAGGCCCGCCTCGTGCGCTTCGACGAAGGGCAGCCAGACGCCCAACAATTTTTCGACTTCGGGGATGGAGTTGAGTGACGCCTCCGCTGCGGCTGTCCAATAGACAGCCTCGCGGGCGCTCAAAAATGAGCGCCAACCGTAGTAATAGAAAAAATAAGGTGCGTCGAGTGCGGCGCGTGCGGCGCGTGCGGCGCGTGCGTCGAGTGCGTCGAGTGCGGCGCGTGCGGCGCGTGCGTCGAGTGCGGCGCGTGCGTCGAGTGCGGCGCGTGCGTCGAGTGCGGCGCGTGCGGCGCGTG